CCTGTGTGGGAAGTGAAGGCTGGAATAGATCTCTGTAGGGGCTGTGTCTTCCTGAAGTACTCCTGGAATGCTTGGACTGGGCATAAATTGTTTCTGCTTTCCCAGACTTGTATGATCTCTGGGACCCCTTTATTGGTTTTACTGTGTTTGAGGACCACCTCCAGGCAGTGTGTGCCATCCTTCTTGAGAATTCTGACTTCCTTCCTTCCTACGGGGATCTGGTGAGCCTTGCCTTTAATAATAGCAATACTTAAGAAGTCATGGGGATCCTTTTGGGGGTGTTATGCTTTAGATGCTCCTGGTTTAATCTTCCCTGCAGGTCTTTTAGGATGTCTGGGCGGAGTTGTGGGGAGGTCAACCCCTTGGTGACGTGGATCTTCTTGATGGCCACCAGGTACAAGTTTATGGTGCCCATTGACATGTCTTGCTCAACCAATTATGCTACCCAGGTCAAAGGGCATCCTCGGACAGGGGGTTGGTCCCCTGGATAGCCATGTGTCAGGCACATTTCGTGAACAGACTTATTGCTTTTCCAGGTCCCCTGCAGAATGAGCTCTTGGTGCTGGCTGCTTGTATTTTGATGGAATATTTAGGTTATGGAAGAAGTTAGAGCATTGGAGAAGCATGACAAAATTTTTAATCATATAAAAAAAATTAACTTTTTCCTGACCTTTTAAAATTGAAAATTTTAAATATTATTATCAGCTATAACTTCTAAACTAAACAAATACCACAGAAAAATCTTTACATTTATTGTAAATATGTTCCTTGTGGGTCATATGACTAATTTTGGTCAAAATCAAAGATAATATAAAAAAAAATTGAATTTTTGAAGTTTTTCAATTTTTAAAACGGTCAAAAAAAAGGTTTAAGAACTATTTTTTTAAATTTTTACTTTTAAGTGAATTGATGAATGTAAAAATAATTAACTTTAAGTTTGTTTTATGCATCAAACTGATATCTCTTCAAATAAAGAAACTATAGCCCACTTAATAAATTTTGGTTTTAAAAGTGAGGTAGATGTCAATATTTTGAGGACCTCGTAGATCCATCAATAGAGGCCAGAAAAGAAAAGAAAAGTGATGGACTTATTGCAAATGTATATACAAAACAATAAAAAGTTAAAGTAAAAATGTAACAGATTTCTCTAATTTAGTATGGCATTTCCTCTTTAAAAATACTTGTTTAATATTTCATATATTATTGCAATGTTATTTCATTATTAATATAGACAATTGACCAAATATGGGCAACTAACAATTATCTAAATGTATTTTATTTAACAAATTAAAAAGCTAGTAAATCTAATCTTCTATTATGTGTACAGCATTAAATTAATTAAATTATTAGTTTTTGAACACAATTTCATACAATTGCTGCAGCTTTCTTGAAGTTAGACCATCGGAATAAACTTCAGCATATAATTTAGGTGTGGAATTCGAGTTGGATCATTTTAAAGATACCTAACTCAATATTAAGTTTTAAAAACTATATGAATTTAGCAGGAAAAAGGAAAGTATATTAATTTTTATATTTAAGTTTTTTTAGCTTCTTTTTCTCTATTTTCTTTTGTAGCCATTATTTTTTCCTTTAAGTTATTTCCCTTTAATTTTAGGAGGTTTAGGACGTGTAGTTGTTGTAGTTTGACTTTCTTTTAATTCTTTTAGTATATCAAGTTTTTCAGCTCGTCCACCTTTTTCAGCTGGTCCACCTTTTGCTAAAGCTTTTCTAGTATTTGTAGTTTGTTTATTAAAATGTCTATTGGCCATAATTATTCTCCTAAGTTATTTTCTTTTTATCAGATCTGTTGCTTTAAGTCCATAGACAGATGCAATGACCCCTACAAAAATTGTTTGGTACCAAAACGGTAAATTTCCAAAGTGAAAGAAGAATAACTCCATTTTCTCCATATGTACAGGATTATCTGACCATACAGAATAGCCTAACATTACAATCGGAATCGACAATAAAACTAAAATAAATTCGTCTTTCCAATCTGATTGTCTAGCTTCTAGTAATTTTCCAGAATACTCTAATTCTCCAGTACTCATTTTCTGAGCATGTTTCATAGCAGCATCCGACATAAGCATTTTTGTCTGTTGCTTATTTTTGTAAATATGTGAGCCTGCAGAAACGGCTAATTTAATTGCCGAGAACCACATGTTAGTACCAGGTAGCTTTTTTACTTTTAGATTTCAGCATTCTTTTAGTTCCTCTAACGTCCACTTCGTCCCCAACAGCTATTCTGTTGTAAGGGCTCTCTTGGTTAGTAAGAATCTTAGATCTAGGATCGATTTCAGTTCTAACTTCTGGAGTTGCGATTTCTTTAGATCCATCTGCTGTTGTTTTGTTTTTGTTATAGCCATATTTTCTCCTTAATGTGTTTATACTTATTTTTATTAAAATTTCTACCAAAATCGTTCTCTTTGCTTCGATTAGCTAGTTCTTGTTTAGCGATAGACGTTGCAGCACGTAATTCTGCTAAATCTTCGTTTTGTTCCATTTTATCTTCCTTGTTTTCTTGGTTCATCATAGCTTTCATTCGATCCAAGTTGATTTTTTCTTGAGCTTGCTGTGCTTTTACAAAATCATCCTTAGCTCTGATGTCCAATTCTCTTGCTTTTAACTTAGCAATAGGATCATTTGAGTATTCACCTAACATTTGTTGCTCTTCTTTAGCAAAATCTTCAAACATTTCTGCAATCAATACAGATTTTCTAGCTTCAATCTGCATCGTTAGGCCCATGATTCTGTTGTTGTATCATTGGATCTTGTTGCATTTGAGGTATTTTGTTGCATCATCTGTTGTATTTGTTGCATCTGCATAATTTGTTCTTGAAACTCTACTTCAACTTGTTCTAATGCCATCAAACTAATATGTTCAAAGATATTTTTTGCATTGAAGCTGTAATCTGTGGATTTCCTCTAGCCATTGAAGAAGACATAAAGTTTAAGTGAGCGGTAATGTGAGCTCTATGGTCTTGTCCTTTAAAAGCTTGGAAAGATTTTTCCTCCCAACGATTGAATTGCTTCTACAGCAGGATCCATCGGTGTTGGTTTTTCGGGTTGAACTAAAATGTATCAATATTTTTACACCTAATGCTTCATACATTGCACGGTACGCATTATACATATTATGCATTTGTGGATTTGATTGTGCTAGTTGTAACTCAGCTTGAGCAATTGATATTCTTTGAGACTGAGAAAAAATATTAGGATCCGCTATTGGTAAAATATCTATCTTGTCATCAAAATCTTGTTGTTTAATTTGTCGGGTTCCTCCTACAACATCGTAAGGATATTCTGCTGGTAAATATGTTTTAAATATTCTACCTAGCATTTTGAACTCATGTTTAAGACTCACATAAATTCTTTTATGAATCGCGGACATTGTTCTGCTTCCTCTTTTCCAGAAGCGCTACGGTCGTACCCACTGCTGCTTGCTGGTTCCCATCACCTACTTGAAGATCGGCGATAGACGCGAAACGCTGTCCAGCCGATACTACGACCCCCATTAACTGCAATAGAGTTTGAGAAGGTTCTTTAAATGGAAGTGCCATAAAGGCATCTTTTATATTTCCACCTGGAGCATCCACATCTCTAAATTCGCCGGGAGCAATCGCTTGCGCGTCATCTCTAATTCTAATTCCTCGCATTTTAAAACCTGCGGGTAAGTTAGATAAAGTTCCTGCATCAAGTAATGATCTAAGAGCTGCTGTTGCAGTTCTACTTAGTCCACCAATCATATGGATTAAACCAAAGCCATAAAAACCTAGGCCGGGTAAAAATTTGAAATGTACAAAATAAGAAATTTTTTTCTTTAAAGGATCAGCGGGTTCATAGTTTCTTCTGATAGATAAAACTTCACGAGTTGCTTCTTCGATAGTTACAATGTAAGGAAGTTTGATTCCTGTAAATTCACCTTCATCATCTCTATCTTCAAAACCTTCTAGATCTAAATCCATATGAAATTCTAAAATATTATAGAGGTCTTCGTTTTAGTTTTTTGTATTCCCTCTAACTCTCTTCTTTTTTATCTAGCTCAGATTCTACATCTGCAGGTTCCCCTAATTCTATATCCCTGTAGAAACCATTAACTTGTTGTTTTCTTAAATCGTTTTGAGAAGTTTTAACAACATGAATTACTGCTGTTGCATCTTCTAACGAAGTTGCAGAATAGGGTACCACTAAATCTTCAGCAGGTACAAATTTTGAAACGGCTCTACCTAATAAAGCATCATAGTAAATTTTTTAAAAGCAGAACCTGCAAGAGGTAAATAAAATAACATCTGATCAAACTCAGGTTCGTATTCTTTCATCTGGTCCATTAATTGCCAGTTCATATATTCTTTAACTCTCTCTGATTGCATTTCTTTTTCAGGAGTGGGCACACCGATAATTTGTGTTCTTACCGGTCCGTCGGCCGGGAGTAATTCTTTGTAAGCCAAGGCTTGAAATTGGTGTAACCGGCTTCTGCAAGAACGGGGTGAGTTGCACCTGCTGCTCCGGCGAAAGGTTCGGTTCTATTTTCGTATTTAAATCCTAATAAATCTAAGCCTGTAATATAAGTGTGTTCCCATTCTTTACGAGACTCTTTGTAGTCCATGTAATTTGAATTTAATTCTGAACCTAGAGGACCTAAAACATCCTCTGGTAGTAACTCTGCTAAGTTGTCAAAGTGGTTTTCACTCTGTGCTTGGTTATAGGCTCCAGGTTCAAAATTAATTTCAACACCGCCATCTTCTGTAGGTGTAATCTCTGTGTCACCCTCATCAGGTATTGATTCTTGAATTTCCTCAGTAACCTCGACTTGTTCCTCGGGCCCTGGTATTTCAACCGAAGTTCTAACTTCGTTTAATGCTTTGTCTATATCTGCCATTTATTTTCTCCAATTGTGAAACGCTATTGCTTTGTTTAGCTTGTTTTGTTTCATTAATCAAGCCTCTAGGCTCAGGGCCACTTAAGGGTGGGATTTGATCCCATTTGACGTTCAACATATTTTTAGTGAGAGTTGGGTTTTTTTTCATTACCAATAATACTTCTTTTTCGTTTTGGTTGTTTCTCATCCTTATAATCTTCTGGATGATCTAATAATCCACCCTGTCTGTATCTTAACAGAGCTTGGGTCATGGAGTCAACTAAATCATCGTGATCGCCGTAAGGAAAAGCTGCACATTCTTCTACCAGCTCTTGAGCAAATTGTTTATGCAAAGGTGCCCAAACTTGTCCTGCCTCAAACATAGGAGAGACTGCATTAACTCTAGCAATTTTATCTTGTCCTTTAGACGGTGTGTAGTTCATTGCTGGAATTCCCATTTGTCTAAGTTCATACATTAAAGGTAGTCCCGAAGCTTTGGCTTCAATAATAACTGTTTCAGGATGCCAGTAATCATAATGTTCTTTAGCCACTCTCCTTAACTCTGGAAACTCTAATCTTGCTTTATAAGAATCTAATAATATTAATTGCCGCGGTGCGTCTTCATTGGGACGAAAAACACCCCAGGTGGTTATAGCACTATAGTCGGCAGTTCTTTTTTTAAATAAGCAGTATCATAACTTTGAATAACATGTTCAATGTTTGGCATCTCATCATGTTCCCAATCTTTCCACCACTCTCTTTTAATTAGAGCTCCTTCTTCACTTGTTGGATCCTGCATGTACTGTGCATTCCATTTCGCGATACCTGCTGAAGCTTTCACAGAATCGAGGTCCTCGATCTTCCAATATTCAGGCCAGACCGGTTTGCCATTAGGTAAAACTGCAGGGAACTCTACTACCTCCCATTGATCTGCTTTCTCTTCCTTTTGTGCATTTACTAATTTTTGTGTTAAATCTTTTGTTGACCAACGTGTCATAACCAAAACAATAATTCCTCCAGGTTGAAGCCTTTGCCGCGGTCCACTGGTATACCACTCATATGCTTTCTCAAATGCATTAGGTGAGTTTACATCTTGCTCTGAATGAGGATCATCAATGATGAGTAGATCAGCACCTCTACCGGTCACCGCACCTTGGACACCGACAGCAAAGTATTCACCACCATCGGATGTATTCCAACGGCCCGCTGCTTTAGAGTCTTCTTGTAATCTCGTTTTGAAAATATTTTGATAATCTTCGGAGTCAATTAAGTGCTTTGCTTTACGACCAAAGTTCACTGCAAGTTCTGCAGTGTGAGTTGCTTGAATGATCTTTAACTTAGGGTTTTTTCCAATCATCCATGCAGGAAGAAAGAAGGAAGCAAATTCAGATTTAGTGTGCCGGGGGGGCGATGTTTATAATTAAACGTTTAATTCACCTGTTGCTAATCTATTAATTTATCTGCTATGGTCGAATGATGGGACCCTCTATAAAT